CTACTTCTGCAACTAACTTCTTTACTGTTGGTTACAAAGGTTCATCTGCATATGACGCAGGACTGTTCTACTGTCCTTACGTTCCGTTGCAAATGGTTCGTGCAGTTGGTGAGAACTCATTTCAGCCAAAAATTGGATTCAAAACCCGTTACGGTTTAGTATCTAATCCTTTTGCGAATGATACCAATGCCTCAGGTAATGGAGCTGGTGACGGCTCACTTACAGCTGATGTTAACCGCTACTATCGCGTGGTTACAGTTGCAAACTTGATGTAATCTTCTTTTTGAAGATGACTTTAAAAGGGTGGGCTTTTATGTCCACCCTTTTTTTATGCTTACTAAATAGTAGTAGAGGTACAAATGGCTTTAAATGATCAAGTAAAAAATATAAATCCGATAACGGAGGTTCAATTTAGATTTGAAGTTCTAGATTGTCCTGCTACTACATTTTTTGTTCAAACTGTTAATTTACCTGGATTAACAATGGATCCTATAGCAATTGGACGACCATTAAGATCCGGTGTTACTTTAGCGGGAGGTGGAGTAGAATATGAACTATTAGAAGTGGGGTTTATTGTTGATGAATATTTAAAAAATTGGCAAGAAATTTTTAATTGGATGACAGGCCCTCAACCTAGATATTCTGGTGCAGTATTAACCATTTTGAGTAGTTCAATGAATCCTACGTTAGAGATACATTTTGCAAATGTTTTTCCTACTGCTCTAACAGAATTACAATTCGATAGTGCTGTTCAAGAAACAACAAGTTTAATATCAACAGTCACCTTTAATTATAGCATATATACTATTAAAAATCTTTTGAATAATTGATAATGAATTTTGAAGAAATACAGAAATCTTGGACCCAAGATTGTCCTATTGATGAGACAGAACTATCTCAAGAATCTGTCAAAATCCCCCAATTACATAACAAATATTTAATACTTCATTCTAATGAACGGTTAAGGTTCAAGGAAATAAAATTTCTATTTGCTGGTCTTATTAAAAGAAAAAGAGATTATTATAGTGGAAGAATGTCCGCAGAAGAATTAGAAGCTGCAGATTGGGAGCCATTTCAATATAAATTACTCAAGGCAGATGTACAAGAGTACATAGATGCGGATGAGAATGTAATAGAATCTAAGAAAATGCTCGCTCTACAAGAAGAAAAAGTAGACTATCTTGAATCTATAGTGAAGGGATTATCCACTAGAGGATATTTAATTAAAAATGCAATCGACTGGAAACGTTTTACAGAAGGGAATTGAAAATATTGGTATATCTAAACATGATGAGGTATACTTAAAAATCAATTGTGAACCATCTGTTGCTCAAGAATTATGTGATTACTTTACATTTTATGTTCCGGGATATACTTTTATGCCGGCGTATCGTAATAAAATTTGGGATGGTAAAATACGACTCTTCAATGTACATAATAGGTATCTTTATAGTGGATTACTTGAATATGTTTTTATATTTGCAAAAAAACATAATTATAAAGTAATTCCTGATGGTGATTGGTGGAAACCACAAAAGATAGAAAAAAGTCAAAAGTTTATTGACCACCTCAACTTACCGTTTATTCCTAGAGATTATCAATTAGAAGCATTTTACCATGCTCTATCTTATCAAAAATCATTATTGGTGTCTCCAACCGCAAGTGGAAAATCTTTAATAATTTATATGATTGTTAGAGCATTAAATGTAAAAACTCTTATAATAGTTCCCACTACCTCCTTAGTATCTCAACTATATGCAGATTTTCAAGAATATGGATGGGATTCCTTAAAATTTTGTCACCAAGTCTATGCCGGACAAGATAAAGTTTCAGATAAGCAAGTAGTTATTTCGACATGGCAATCAATTTATAAACTCCAAAAGAAGATTTTTGAACCATATAAGTTGGTAATTGGTGATGAAGCACACGGGTTTAAGTCAAAATCCCTTACCTCCATCATGACTAAATGTGTAAATGCGAAATATAGAATAGGCACAACGGGAACACTAGATGGTACTCAAACTCATAAATTAGTATTGGAGGGTTTATTTGGAAGAGTATATAAAGTGACTACAACTAAAAAATTAATTGATAAAAAAGAATTAGCAGCTTTTAGTATAAAAATCTTATTATTACAGTATCATAAAGATATATGTTCTGCAATGAGAAAAAGTAAATACATAGATGAATTAGAATTTTTAGTAGGGCATACACAAAGAAATAAATATATAAAAAACTTAGCATTATCACTTGACGGTAATACTTTGTTACTCTTTAGATTAGTTAAAAAACATGGACGTATTTTATACGATATGATAAAGGAGGAAGCAGATGTCAATAGGAAAACTTATTTTGTACATGGTGGAACAGATACGGAAACCAGAGAACGAATCCGCTCAATCGCAGAAGAAGAACATGATGCCATCATCGTGGCGAGTTATGGGGTATTCAGTACCGGTATCAATATTAGGAATCTTCATAACATTATTTTCGCTTCTCCTTCTAAGAGTCGTATTAGAAATCTTCAGTCGATAGGTAGAGGATTGAGAATATCAGATAATAATCAAGAAACGGTATTATATGATATTTCAGATGATTTAAGATTTGGAGCAAGAAAGAATTTTGCCTATCAACATTTTGAAGAAAGAATTAAGATATATGAAGATGAAAAATTTACTTATAAAATTCATAATATTTCAATATCTTGACTTATACGAATTGTGTGATATAATACTAGTATGATTGAAATTTTTATTAGGAGATAATATGGCAAAAAGAAAAAAAGTAGCTAAAATACATTATGTAGATAATGCAAAATTTTTAGAGGCGATGATTGAATATAAAAAAGAATATACTATTTCTATTAATGATGATAAAGAACTTCCATTAATTTCAGAATATTTAGGATCTGTATTTCTGAAGATAGCTCAAAGATTATCCTTTAGACCAAATTTCATAAATTATACATTTAAAAATGATATGATTTCTGATGGAATAGAAAATTGTTTGCATTATATTCATAATTTCAATCCTGAAAAATCAAATAATCCTTTTGCGTATTTTACTCAAATTATATATTATGCTTTTATTAGAAGGATACAGAAAGAGAAAAAACAACTTTATATAAAATATAAAACTATGCAGAATATTGAACACGCAACTATAGATGATGGGCCAATGAATAATGTAAATGATTATAGAGGTTCTGATTTTAAAATAGTAGTTGATGAGTTTGTAGATAATTTTGAAAAAGCTAAAAAGAAGAAAATAATTAAAAAAAGTGAGTCAAATTTAGAACTTTTTATGGGTGTAGTATGAAGATAGCTCTTATAACAGATACCCATTGGGGTGCAAGGGGTGACAGCCTCACCTTCATGAACTATTTCCGAAAATTTTATGATAATGTGTTTTTTCCATATTTGGAAGAACACAACATAAAAACACTTATCCATTTAGGTGATGTAGTAGATCGTAGAAAATTTATTAATTTCAAGATACTGAACGATCTACGAACAAATTTTGTCGAACGCCTGTGGAAACTTGGTATAGATACTCACATAATTATCGGTAATCACGATACCTTCCACAAAAATACTAATGAATTAAATTCTCTTCAAGAAATTTTTACGACTCATGAGGGTAGAGTAGAGCCGTGGATGTATTCTTCTCCTAAAGAAGTTGATTTTGATGGATTGGGAATACTCATGATGCCGTGGATAAATGAAAATAATTATGGTGAGAGTATGAAAGCAATTAAAAATACTCAATGTCAGATTCTTATGGGGCATTTAGAAGTTAGAGGATTTGAACAGCATATTGGATCATGGAGTCATGAAGGTGTAGAAGCAAAGATTTTTGATAAATTTGATATGGCTATGAGTGGTCATTTTCACCACAAGTCAGATGATGGTACAATTTACTACTTAGGAAATCCCTATGAGATAACATGGAGTGATTATAAAGACCCTAGGGGCTTCCACATCTTCGATACAGACAAAAGAAGTTTGGAATTCATACAAAACCCTTATAGAATGTTTAGAAAATTTTATTACGATGATAGTGGTTCTACTTTTGAATCATTAACTGAAAGAGATTATAGTGAATATGAGAATGCTTATGTAAAAGTAGTAATACAAAAGAAAACAAATCCTTTTTGGTTTGATACTGTGCTAGATAAGTTATATGCGGTAAATGTTGCTAATCTAGTAGTAGTTGAGAATTTTTCCGATTTAGAATACATGGAAGATGATGATATAATAGATGAGGCTCAAGACACCTTAACCATTTTGAGTAAATATGTTGACTCGTTAAATATAGAAAATAAAACTGAATTAAATATGTTAATGAAAAATTTATATAATGAGGCATTAACTATGGAAACAGTATAATGGAAACTTACGCAGAAAGACTACAAAAAAGAAAGGAAAACACCATGACTAATTATGACATGGATGAAATAGAAAGAACAATGGGAAAAAGAAGTAGTAGTGTGGCTCAATCAGTTGAAATTGGTAAAG